CATAGAAACTCCTAACCAACCATTAGCTAGGAAAATGAATACAACAGTAACTAAGGCTAAAGAGTTAGAATCTGATTATGTTATATGTTTAGGATCTGATGACATTATACATCCAGATCTATTTGCTAAATACCTTCAATTAATAAATGATGGTTATGATTATATAGGTGTAACTGATTGGTATTTTTACGACACTAATACTAAAAAATCTTTATACTGGGGAGGATATAAAGAGAAATGGAGGAAAGGACATACTTGTGGAGCAGGTCGAGTTTTATCTAAGTGGTTATTAGATAAATGGGATTGGAAAATATGGGAAGATCAGCAGAGCCATATACTAGATAACTCAATGCAAGATAAACTAAATAATACTGGACATAGATCATATACATTCAGTTTAAAAAAGGAAGGATTATACGGATTAGATATAAAAAGTTCTACTAATATGACTCCTTTCAAAAAATGGGATAATGCTAACTATATAGATACTAATGCTTTAAAAGGGGTATTTGATTATGTGTGGAATTAATGTAGTAATAAACGGTACTCATAAAGAGATAGAGTTAATGACTTCTGCTACTTCTAAAAGAGGAGTATCTAATTATTTCTACAAAAAAGATAATATTCATGTAGGATTTAATTGGCTTCCTATAACAGATGATACTAATCCTCCTCCATATACAGCTGGTAAATATCATGTATGGCTTAATGGTTATATCTCAAACTATAAAGAGTTAATTGATAAATATAATCTGAATCCTAAATCAAAATGTGATAGTGAAGTTTTAGCATTATTTATAGATAAGTTCGGATTCGATAAGCTACAAGAGCTTAATGGATTTTTTTCAGTAGTTGTATTAGTAGGAGGAAGGATTTATACCTTTACGGATAGATATGGAATTAAACAGCTTTATAACTACAAGGAAGGAAATACTCATTACATAAGCTCAGAGGTTAAAGGTATATTAGCTGTTAAGGATTTAGAATTAGATACTATTGCTCTAGCTGATTGGGAATATAGCTTGGGAATAATGACAGATAATACTATCTACAAAAATGTTTATAAATCTAAGACTTTAAGCTTTCAAATTCCCATGAAAATAGATATACCTTATGATGAAGCTAAGGAGATATTAGAGATTAAACTATTAAGATCTTGTTTTAGGAATAAGTATAAAGAGGATGGAGTATTTCTATCTGGAGGAATAGATTCAGGAATACTAGCTAAAATATTAAATCCTAAATACAGCTTCTCTATGGATTACCTGGACCAAAGAAGTGAGATAGATAACATAAAGCTTAACTCGATAGGAGAGCATTATACTATGATCCATAACGAAGGATTTTATAATAAATATAAGGATCAAGCAATAAATGCTTTAGATGATCTAAAAGCAGGATCTTGTTATACTAATTACGCCATATCAGAGCTAGCTTCTAAATTTTGTAAAGTGGTTTACTCTGGAGCTGGAGGGGATGAGATATTTAATGGATATACTCATAGATATAATAAGCCAATAGGAGAAGTTATATGTAGGAATAAAGAAGCATTAATCAAAACAGAAAAGGAAATAAACCATAAAGAATATGACTGGAGATTCTTAAAAGGAATATTAATAGTAGAGGATAGAATGGGAGGAGCTAATACTTTAGAGACAAGATATCCTTTACTAGACAATGATTTAGTCGATTTTTGTTTATCTTTACCTAATACTTATATCAATAATAAACGTATATTAAAAGATGTATCTGGATTAAATGATGAGGTTATTAATGGAAAGAAGAAAGGGTTCAGTAATCCTATTACCAATAAAGAATGGATAGAAGAAGTTTTAAGAGTAAAAGGTATTATTAAATAATGATTATATGCAAAGCTATCTAAAAGATAATATAACTAACATAGTAATATTGATATTTGTAACTGGAGGATTATATTCTGAATTTAGGATGATGAAAGCTCAACTAGAAAATATAGAGGAAAGACTAGATAAGAAGATTAAGATTATAAATGAATTAGACAAACGATTAGATAAATTAGAAAGATGAGACTAGAAAACGGAACATTATTAGAAGTAGGAAAGAAGTATAAAAGCGCACAGTGGCATAAAGGATTTGTAACTATAACAGCATTGGGTAGAGATTCATTCTTAGGGATTTATTCAAAGGTTGTAGATGAAACTGGATTGCCTAGCGAAGATACTTGGTTTATTAATGAATCTTGGCTTCCTTACGAAGAAGAGAAAAAAGATAAGTGGTATAAGGTTTTAGAGCAAAGATCAAGGATTGCCGATATTCCTGAAAATAATGAGTATGATAAAGTAATCATATTTACAACAGAGCCTGGACTTGAAGATATAATCCTAAGAGAATGGGATTCTAAAGAACAAATGATCAACGATTTAAAGAAGTAACAATGAGAAGAATAGTAGATAATAGCGTAAGACCTAAGATCTTAAAAGATTGGATTAATAAAGGAGAAACTTATCAAGTATTAGCAGATAGGTATAAGGTTAGTAAATTCTTAGTAGGATCTGTTATTCAACAATACTTAAATAAGAAAGTAAATGATTATAGAGGAGGTAAATAAGCTTATAGATTCTTATGAGAGATCAATAGAGAGCCAAAACTTATCCGGCTTAATTGCTTTAAGAGATAGGTTAGCTATTAACTCTTATAGATTAGCTCAGGAATCCTCAGAAATGAAAAGAGATTATAATCAAAGCTATTTTATTAGGAAGATAAGCATTAACAAATCTACTCAAGGATTTATAACAAATAAGAAACTACCAAAAAATAAAGCAGAAACATTATCTTTAATAGAGAATGAAGAGATTTACGCTAAGGAGATAGAATTAGAATCTATGGCTTATCAATATGATCTATTACTAAGGCAAGTGAATAAGATCTTAGAGGCTATGGCACAAAGAATAAGTTACTTAAAAACAGAAAAAGAAAATGTCAGAGGATAAAAGACCAGTAGGAAGACCAAAGATAACTTTGGAAGACCTACCTAAAGATTGGGAAAAGAAAATATTAAAGGAAGCAAAAGAGGGAGCTTCTATTGTAGAGTTAGCTGTATTACTTGAAATAAGTAGAGGTACTTTCTATGATTTAGGTGAAAGAGATGAGTATTTTTTAAACACCATAAAAAAGTGCAAGAGATTAAGTGAGGTATGGTGGTTAAAACAAGGGAGGAAACAACTAGAAAATAAAGACTTTTCTTATACTGGATGGTACATGAACATGAAGAATAGATTTGGATGGGCAGACAAGCAAGAAACCAAGCAAGAAACAAGTAGTAAGATAGAGATCAAAGTAGATAAGCAATCTGATCTTAATATAGATGATTTCTTAAATGATTAATGGATTTTACAACAGTATATAAAAAGAATACTGATGCTATTATAGGAAGTAGGATAGTTGTTAACCAAGGAGGAACATCTTCTAGTAAGACCTATTCTATTCTCCAGTTAATATGGATGATAGCTTATAAATCTAAAAAGAGATTACTTATATCTATTGTATCTGAATCAATGCCACATCTAAAGAGAGGTGCAATGCGGGATTTTGAGAACATACTTAAATCCAATAATCTATATGATAGAGATAAACATAACAAAACAGATAATAGTTATGAGGTAGGTAATAGCTTGATAGAGTTCTTTAGTGCTGATAATGATTCTAAGCTAAGAGGTGCTAGGAGAGATATATTATATATGAATGAGTGTAATAATATGTCTTATGAAGCCTATAACCAGTTAGAAGTTAGGACCAAGAAATTAGTCTTATTAGACTTTAATCCAGTTGCTTCTTTCTGGGTATATGAGAAAGTTCTCCCTCAGGATGGAGTAGCATTTATTAAATCTACCTATAAAGATAATGAGCATTTAGATCCTCAGATAATTAAATCTATTGAAGCTAGACAGTTTACTGATCCTAACTGGTGGAAAGTATATGGGTTAGGTGAAGTAGGAAGTTTAGAGGGAGTTATATTTCAGAATTGGAATACTACTAAAGATTATCCAGAAGAATATAAGTGGAGAGTTTATGGTCAAGATTTTGGATTTACTAACGATCCATCTGCTTTAGTTGAGGTTAGATTTGCTAATGGAGAGTTATGGATCAGAGAGCTTATACATCAAACTAATTTAACAAACTCAGATCTAGCAGAAAGATATAGGTTATTAGAGATAGGTAGTAGAGATGAGATAATAGCAGATTCAGCAGAGCCTAAATCAATAGAAGAGATCAAAAGAATGGGGTTCAATATTAAACCAGCGAATAAAGGAAAAGATTCTATTGTTAATGGGATAGATATACTCAAAAGATACAAGATGAATATCCATATAGATAGCGTTAATGTAATCAATGAGCTTAGGCATTACCAATGGCAACAAGATAAGGATGGGAAATACTTCAATAAACCAATTGATAACTTTAACCATACATTAGATGCTATTAGATATGTAGCTCTAAATAAGATAGGTAATCCTAAAGGAAGGATTAGATATGCTGGATAATTTCTTAATGTGGGTTTAATTATTTAGTTTAGTAAAACACATTAAAAAAGAGATATGGCTTTAAGTAACCAATGGAATAACGAAAACACAATTTATAACAATACTGTTAAACATAGAGATATGAGTAAATTAATATATAGAGGCAATAAAGGTTTTGAGGCGTTTGTTGTTGGGGAAACTGAAGATACTTGGAAAATAGAAGGCAATGGAGTTAAGTGTTCTGTTTGGAAAAACACAACAAAAAGTAGAATTATAAAGGTTTCATCTGATTACGTTTTAAGATAATGAATAACCAAAACAAACAGTTATGACAGAAGAAATGATTAAAGATTTATGCGAATGTATGATCTTTTGTAGTATAATTATTACAGCAGGATTAGTTATTAGTAGTTTAAAATAATGTTGGTTATACCCTACAAGGTATAATAAGTAAGATTTGACAATAAAATACACCCGAAAGGGTATAAACCTTATTTATAGTTACGCATAACATCGACATAAGTGCAGTGAGGAACGAATTGCATCTTATGAAGTGTTATGAGCCCTTTTAATGGCTAATTTAATTTCTGTTGCATAGATTGTAATAAATAGAGATATATTTTTTAAGAATTATGTAATAAATATAGGGTTATCAGAGAAAAGAGAAGATATACAAAATGGAAATGTCCTAAATGTAATGATGAATTTATAACAGATTCAAAAGCTAGATGGCAAATGAAATCTTGCAAGGAGGGGTGTACTTCTGTAGATGCAGAGGAACACTATGTTAGATTTATTGGTAATAAACCAACAGTTGTTAGAGAATCAGATGATTTAGAAAGTTTAAAGTAACCTTAGTTATAGAATACTAATTTTTTAGGATATGGATATGAATATTAATTAAAACACCCGATATGGTCTAGTGTTTAGGACGTTCAGCAATGAAAGGGCGTAGGTTAAAATCCTGCTATCGGGTGTCAAATAAGATCAATTGATTGAAAGAAAATAACACAAGAATAAACAAATTTCAGATAATTATAAACAAATCAAAACAGTTAGTATATTTATTACTATATTAGAATCCATAAGCACAAATCTTCTTTATAAATGTTTGGTAATTCTTTCGGG